CAGAAAAACACTTGGATGGAAAACACCCGCCGAAGCCATGGCCGACGAAATAGCGGTCTTCAGTTCAACCGTTGCACTTGAAACTTGAATCCAAGTAGTCCCGCTCAAAATTACGATTCTTGAGAATGCCGGCTTTCAGTTTGTTCTGTTGGCTTTGAGCCTCAAAGCTCCCTTGCTTCAAGTACTTCCGGAAATCCTCTTCCGCCTTTTCCAAAGGTGAAGGGGCATAGAAAAGCTCGAACTGTGGAACAACGCGTAGATAGGTCGAACCGGGGGTGATTTTGATCAAGCCGCCGGGACCGGCCTGCTCAATTTGTTTCAAAAGGTCCTCAAAGTCCAAAAATGGACCATCAGGGGATTTTAGAGTCTTCGCTTTGATCCGCTCAAATACGTCATGGATTTGAAAGAAAGCCAATCGGCTCAGAACGAGGCCACCGTCGATTGGAAATCCTCTCTTACTCAGCCACTCGTGCAGGCCCAGGTACATGCCCTGTAGGTCGACCAGCACCAAAAGATTGTGAGTTTCGAGCTTCGCTCCAACACGCTCGAGTGCCTGTTGCGCGACTACCTCTTGGGCCACCCGGGATTTCGTCCAATTCTCAGGGGTCATTTCCTCGGGCACTGAATCCGACTTGTCGGTGTTCCTGTCGCCAAAATCGCCAATCATTCCACTCTCCCGTGCGGTCAGCCTGTGGGTGTTTCCAATCAGAAATCTGGACCAATTAATGCTTCAATGACGAATGGGTTTATCTTAACGCCAAATAACTCAGGGTTTACACTTGGCCTAGGGTTGAGAAGATTTGTTGACAACAATGCGGTTATTCCATGAAGCAAAGTCTTATCTGAGAATAAGTAGTAGGCTATTTTTTTCGAGCACTTGCGGCGAACGTCCACCTTCGAAAAGCTGCAACGCAGCGTTGGTAGTCGACCAGAGTATTAGCCTCAATCGAAAGCCGTTCCCCAATTCACCTGACGCCAGGGAAAACCATGACCAGCACCCGCGAAACCATCCTGCAAACGCTGCTTGCAGAGCTGCAAACCGTGCCCGGCGCAACCGCGCTGCGCGAAGAGGTTCTACCCGAGCGCCTGCCCGCAGGTGGCCTCGTGATCCTGCGGGACGGCGATCCCGGCGCGCCCGAGGTCACGTTGTCACCGCTGGCCTACCACTATGAGCACCGCGCTGAGATCGAGGTGATCGTGCAGGGAAAGACGCCTGCGGCAAGGGCAACGGCATTCGACGCCCTCGTGCAGGCCATCGGCGCAGCACTTGCCACAGACAGCACCCTGGGTGGCCTCTGCGACTGGACCGAGGCAAAGACCCCGCAGCCTGTTGACCTGCCGGTGGAGGGTGCATCTGCACTCAAGGCAGCAATCATTCCGGTCATTCTACATTACACTACGGTCGACCCCCTGGGTTAATCCCCAACGACTGATCCCACCCCTAAAACAAGGAACCTTGATATGGCACGCGCACAAGGCGCGCGGTCGCAACTCGCGGCTGCGTTTGAGACGACCTATGGCACGGCACCGGCAAGTGGGTATTTCCAGATGCCGTTTGCCAGCGCCTCGTTGGGGGCAGAGCAGCCCCTGCTGAGCTCGGAACTTCTGGGCTACGGCCGCGATCCGCTGGCTCCGATCAAGGATGCGGTGACGGCGGATGGGGATCTGGTGGTGCCGATTGATGCCGAAGCGTTCGGTTTCTGGCTGAAGGCGGCGTTTGGTGCGCCAGTCACCACCGGCACAACCGACAAAACACATGTGTTCAAGTCAGGCGGCTGGACCTTGCCAAGCATGGCCATCGAGGTTGCCATGCCCGAGGTGCCGCGCTTTGCCATGTATTCCGGCTGCGTGCTCGATCAGTTGTCCTGGCAGATGCAGCGTTCGGGCCTGCTGACGGCGACGGCCAAGCTGATCGCCCAGGGGGAAACGGTTGCCACATCAACGGCGGCGGGAACCCCCATAGGCTGGACCCTGCAACGGTTCGGTCATTTCAACGGGTCGATCAAGCGCAATGGCACGGCGCTGGGCAATATTGTCACCGCCGATATCCAGTATTCCAACAACCTCGACCGGATTGAAACCATCCGCGCCGACGGTCGTATCGACGGGGCTGATCCATCCAATGCGGCGCTGACCGGCCGGATCGACGTGCGCTTTGCCGACACCACGCTGATGGATCAGGCGCTGAACGGTACCTCGGCTTCGCTGGAATTCACCTATACGATTTCATCCACCCTCAGCCTGACCGTCACCGCACATGAGGTCTATCTGCCGCGCCCGCGTGTTGAGGTGCAGGGCCCGCAGGGCATCCAAGCCAGTTTTGACTGGCAGGCTGCCTACAATTCCGCCGCCGGGCAGATGTGCACTTTCACCCTCAAAAACCAGATTGCGAGTTACTGATATGCTGAAACTGAACCTCTCGAATGAGCCGGCTTGGCTTAATCTTGGCCATGATGTCCGCCTTCAGCTCCTGCCGCTGACCACCGCATTGATGGTCGCCGCCCGAAGTGACCCTGCAATTGCTGGTCTGCAGGAGGACGCGGGCGATGAAGAAAGCGCGCTGGTGTTTGCCAAAGCGCTGGCCCGCCTCGCCATCACCGACTGGGAAGGTGTGGGGGATGCGGATGGCAATCCGGTGGCGGTCAGCCCCGAAGGGGTCGATGCCTTGCTGGATGTCTGGCCGCTGTTTGAGACCTTCCAGACGGAATACGTCGCGGGCGGCTTGCTGCTGGATGCGGAAAAAAACGTCTCATCGCCCTTGCCGAGTGGTCCTTCGGCGGGGGTGAGGGATACTGCGCGGCCTGCGAGCCCTATGAGGGCCGCAAAAACTCCTGCGAAACCTGCCCGCAAATCCTGAACCGACCACGGACCTTTGAGGGCATCCAGATCTGGGATCTAGTGGGTCGGCTTGGCGGCCAGATGCGCATCACGGCGGCTGGCACGGTTGTGGGCTGGGACATGTGTGCGGCGCTGGCCATGGCGGGAGCACTGGGGATCGATCCCGCGCCGGTCGCTGAAATCCTGCCCGCGCTCGAGGCGGTGATGGTCAGAGCGCTGAATGAACAAAGGGAAATGAGCGATGGCTGAAAAAAGGGTTTCTGTCCGTCTGGCAGCTGTGGGCGGTGACAAGGTCAAGGCCGAGTTCGAGGGCATCGGCAACGCAGGCCAGCGCGGGTTCCGCAAGGTCTCGCGCGAGGCCGAGATCGCCAATGCCAGGCTGGCGAGGTTCGTGCGCCGGGCCAGCATTGCCGCCGGGATCATGGCAGCAGCAGCCGTGACCGCAGGCATTGCCATGGTGCGATCCGGCCTTCAGGTGATTGATGAGCAGGCAAAACTGGCAGCCTCCCTGCGCACCACCACCGAAAGCCTGCAAATCCTGACCCGTGCCGGGGATCTGGCGGGCGTCTCCATGGGGGAAATCCAGCAAGCCACCATCCAGCTAACCAAACGCCTGTCTCAGGCGGCAGCGGGTACGGGTCCGGCGGTCGATGCCCTGAAACAGCTACGCCTCTCCGCCGCCGATCTGGCGAAACTGCCGGTTGATGCGAAGATCGCCGCCATTCAGGACGCGATTGCCAATTTCATCCCAAGCGCACAGCAGGCGGCGGTGGCTTCGCAGATCTTCGGCGATCGTGCCGGTCTGATCTTCACCCGCATCGACAGCGCCACCCTGCGCCAGGCAACGCTGGATGTGCGGGATTTCGGGGTGGCGGTATCGGAATCTGACGCCGCTCAGATCCAGCGCACCAATGATGCATTGTCACGCATGGGGCTTTTGTGGCGCGGAATTTCCAACCAACTGGCCGTTGCCGCAGCTCCGGCGCTTGAGAGCATCGCGGATGCCATGGCCACGATTGGCAAGGTCACCGGACCATTGGGGCGCGCCATCAAAGGCCTGTTCAACCATCTTGGCGAGATCGCCACCATTGCGGCCACCTTCGCCGCTGTGCTTGGCCTCCGCCTGGTCAAGTCCCTTGCCGTTGCCGCGCTGGGCGTGAGGGGGCTGTCATTTTCACTGGTCGCCCTCAGGGGCGCTCTGATCCGTACCGGCATCGGCGCACTGATCGTTGGGGCGGGTGAACTGATCTATTGGTTCGGGCGACTTGTCGGTGGCGCTGGCAGCTTTGGCCAGGCCATGGGTCTGCTCCGGGATGTGGCAGCCGAGGTATGGGAACGCATCGGCGATGGGGCCTGGGTGATCGTCCTGCGCATGCGCGAGATCGGTCACCGGCTGAAGGCCTCCTGGTTTGATGCGCTGGCGGCAATGCAGGACAAATGGGCAGGGTTTCTGAAGGCGATTTCCGGCGCGGCCTTTAAAATCCCCGGCATGACCGGTCTGGCAAACTCGCTGGCCTTCGATGCAGGCATGGCCGGTCAGGCCGTTGATGAATTGCGCAGCACGGCAGAGGAATACCGGTTCTATGCTGGCAACCTCGGGGATCAGGCGGATATTCTGGCGGGCAATATCACCCGGCC